AGGTGAAGAACAGCGCTTTAAAGATTTACATAAGGTCGAGCTTATTAAGCACCCGGTCGCTCTCGATTCTCAGTTTACGGGAGAGATTGAAGGCGTTACAAAACAGAAACGAGCTCCAGATCAAGAAGGTGACTCTACTTATGATCCTCAGTATGCTGTTAAAGACGCTCCTTTCAAAATGCCTCGTGACATTGACGAAGAAGTTGAAGAGGTTGAAGAAGGACAATTCTGGGGACAGGATAAGATGGCTGACAAGTCTAACAGTCTTACTGGCCCAAAGACCCATGTCAAATTGACAAGAACTAAGGGTGGGTTTCAAAGTGCGACAGTACCTAAGACAGATAAAAAGAAAATTGCACAACTGCAAAAAGACGGTTATAAAATAGATCCTACGTTTGCTAAAGAATCTACTGCGCCTAAGTCTAAGCTCACGTTTAAAGGTTTAATTGAAAAGGTAGTTGTTACTGGCGAATATGTAGAAGAAGATTTCGATGAAGATCCCATCAGCGAATCTCCTGAATACGTTTCTGAAGATCCTCAACAAGAAATTCCAATGATGATGCGTCAACTCCACTTCATTGCTTATGCTGCAGATGAGATTATGGAAGATCTTGCTGATGGTGATGATCCTGAAGAGTGGTATCAAAACAAATTAGCTAATACTTTTTCTATGATGAAGAGTCTATATGCTTATTCAGCTGGTAAGTATGCAGCTGATAAGGATGAAGATGATCTTGCTGCTGGTGTTTACGAAGAAACTGAAGTAAAAGAAGCGAGGGCTGGTCGAGTAGGTAAGTCTTTTAGCGCCATGTCAGGTGCAGGTAGTATGGAAAGAGATTACATCGTATATGTCGATGGTGATACTAAGAATCCTGTTGCTAAGTACCCAACCAGTGATGAAGCAAAGAAGAAAAGAGACCAGCTAAAAGCACAAGGTAAAGATGCCGATTACAAAGATGTAAAGCGTCGTTCAACTTTGAAATATCAAGATCAGACTCCCGATCCTCGTGACAAGAAAGAGTCGGTAGAATTTGACTTGAACGAAGCAAAAATCGATGTAGATTATATCGGTAACGACAGTCAAAAAGCATCACACGAAAAAAGATTCAAAGTTAAAATCTCAATACACGGTGATGGTCAAGCATACGTGAGTGGTGAACCAAGAGATGTTTGGAAATTTGCGGTAGATCATTATGGAGATCAAGAAGACGCTGCAGACGTTCACCCTGGTTTAGCTAAATCAGCTGGTTACCAAGTAAAAGAAAGCTTAGAAGAAGCTACCTTTAAGCCTGGTAATCTTAAGCTTAAGAATGGTGACAGTGTTAAAATCCAAATGGCAGATATTAAAGTAATCAATGCTCTTATGAAAGGATTAAATCCTAAAAATCGTAAAGAGATGGAAGCCACTCTTATGAAAGATAAGAAGGGTTTTCAAGAGATTCTTGACTTCGCCAAAGAAGCGATATAATTTAATAAATAATTTCAAATTGCTAAAGGTATAACAATGAAACTAATTACTGAAATTAACGAAAGTTGCGAAGTAATCACAGAAGCCAACGAAGAGTCTGGTAAGAAGAGCTACTTTATCGAAGGCATCTTTATGCAAGGAGATGTTAAGAATCGCAATGGACGTATTTACCCCGCCGAAACACTCGATAAAGAGATGGCTCGGTATCAAAAAGAATTCATTGACCCTAAGCGAGCATTAGGTGAGCTTGGCCATCCTGATGGTCCGGCTATTAACGGAGATCGAGTATCTCACTTGATTACTGGCATGAGGCGTGAAGGCAGTGACTTTTATGGGAAGGCCAAAATCTTAAGTACTCCAATGGGTGAAATCGTCAAGTGTTTGCTTGATGAAGGAGTCAAAATTGGTGTTTCAACTAGAGGTCTAGGATCAGTTAAAGAGAAGAATGGTGTTATGGAAGTTCAAAAGGATTTCCATTTGGCAACAGTCGATATCGTAACCGATCCATCCGCTCCCAATGCTTTCGTTAACGGAATAATGGAAAACAGAGAGTATTACTACGATATCGCATCTGCATCTTGGAGACCTGCTGAAGTTGCACAGGTTATTGAAGAAATTGTAGAAGAAGTCGAAAAGAAAATCACTCGTGTAGTGCGAACAATTGATGAAGAAACGGCAGGAAGAATGTTCCAAGCATTCGTTCGTTCTTTAAGAAGTTAACTTTTTATAAATAGTTTACAGTCTAAATAGATTTTGTATTAAAATACATTCAAAGGAGAATAATTATGGCAGACGGCAAATTTAAAGCTGATGATGGTATTTCAGAAGTACCTCAGCCTGTAACACCGGAAGGTGGCGAGGACAAGAGTCACGAAAAGAAGAAGAAAGAAGATAGCAAAGGCGCAGGAGATTCTGTAAAGACTCCAGGCCAAGACGCTAACCCTAAGCGAGTTCCTACAGCTGAAGATGCGGAAGTAGATTCAGAAGCAGAAATGGTAGAAGAAGTTGTAGAAGTTGAATCTTCTATCTCTGACATCTTTGAAGGTATGGATCTTTCTGAAGACTTTAAAGACAAAATGACTCTCGTATTCGAAGCAGCAGTTAACGAAGAAGTTGCTAAGAAAACAGCATCTCTCAGCGAAGAACTTCAATCTCAACTTGATTCACAGCTCGCAGAGTCTGTTGAAACTCGTATGGGTGAAGTTGTTGAGAATGTCGACAAGTACTTGGACTACGTTGTAGGTGAGTGGATGGAAGAGAATTCAATTGCTATTGAAGCCGGTATCAAGGTTGAAATGGCTGAGTCTCTGATGTCAGGTCTTAAGGATCTATTCAGCGAGCACAACGTCCAAATCGATGAGGAATCTTTCGATGCAGTATCAAGCCTCGAAGCACAGGTTTCTGATCTAGAAGAACAAGGTAACAGTCTTGTAAATGAGAACATTGAGCTTCAACGACAGATTTCAGCTATGAACGCTGCATCAGTTTTTGAAGGAATGACTGAAGGTCTTTCTGAAAATCAGAAAGAGCGTTTTAAGGTCCTTTCTGAAAAGCTTGACGTTCAAGATCTAGAAGATTACTCGAATAACCTACGGGTTATCAAAGAATCATTCTTCGGTGAAGGTATTCCAACTGCTCCTAAGGCAGACGCAATCGAAGAAGAAGAAATTATTCTAGAAGAACAGGAAGTAAATAAACCAGCTTCTGATTACTCTTCTATTAATGCTCTGGTTGAAGCTTTCAACACGAAAAAGAATAATTAATAAAATTGGTTTGTATTAATAACTCAACACGTTAATCTAATAAGGAGATCCAAAAATGGATAACTATCAAAGACTAGTGGAAAAGTGGGAGCCAATTTTAGGTCACGATTCTTTTTCACCAATTACAGACAAGCATAAGAGAGCAGTAACTGCTACTATTCTTGAGAACACAGAAAAAGCACTTCAACAGGAAGGTGACTTGTCAGCTAACATGACAAGCCTTCTTTCAGAAGCATCACCAACTAACGCTGCTGGCGCTGACGGCTTCTCTGGTCTAGCTACTGCTGCTGGTCCAACTGCTGGTTACGATCCTGTACTGATTTCATTGGTACGTCGTGCAGTTCCAAACATGATTGCTTATGACATCTGTGGTGTTCAGCCAATGACTGGACCAACTGGCCTTATCTTCGCAATGCGCGCTCGATATGACAGCCAAGCTGGTGCAGAAGCATTCTACAACGAAGCTGATACTGGCCACGCTGGTACAGGCACTCACGCTCAAACACTTCCACACGCGTCACCTACTACAGGTACTGGTCTGGATACCGGAGCTGCTGAAGCTCTTGGTGATGGTGTTGGCGCTGGATACGCAGAAATGGCCTTCTCTATCGAGAAAGTAACTGTTTCAGCTAAGACACGCGCTCTGAAGGCTGAGTACACTACTGAATTGGCTCAAGACCTCCGTGCAGTTCACGGCCTTGACGCTGAGTCAGAGTTGGCTAACATCCTTCAGTCTGAGATCCTGACTGAAATCAACCGTGAAGTAGTTCGTACTATCTACTTGACTGCTGAAGCTGGTGCAGCTAGTGCAGCTACTCCAGGAACTTTTGACCTCGACGTTGATGCTAACGGCCGTTGGTCAGTAGAGAAGTTCAAGGGTTTGATGTTCCAAATCGAGCAAGAAGCTAACGCAATTGCAAAGGGAACTCGTCGTGGTAAAGGTAACATCGTTATTTGTTCTTCAGACGTAGCTTCTGCATTGCAAATGGCTGGTGTTCTTGACTACGCTCCTGCTCTCAACTCTAACACTTTGGATGTTGATGATACTGGTAACACCTTCGCTGGTGTACTCAACGGTCGCTTCCGCGTTTACGTTGATCCATTCGCCGGTTCTAACTACTTAGTTGTTGGATACAAGGGTTCTTCTGCATTCGACGCAGGTCTCTTCTACTGCCCATACGTTCCATTACAAATGGTTCGTGCAGTTGGCGAGAACAGCTTCCAGCCAAAAATCGGGTTCAAGACTCGTTACGGCATGGTTGCTAACCCATTCGCTGAAGGTCACGTTGCTTCTGGTAACTCAGCAGCACTCGGTCGGCTTGACGCTGGTGTTAACAAGTACTACCGCAAGGTTATCGTATCTAACTTGTTCTAAGCCAAATAAAAATAAGAGTGGCGGTTTAGCCACCAACGTTTTGAGGGAGTCTTTCGGGGCTCCCTTTTTTTATGTGTGTATTCTGTGTACATGTTACATTTATATGTACATAAAAGTGCATTCTGTCGACACATATTGGTACATAAAAGTGTCATACTGTCACTAAACCTTAATAAAAATTTATTCAAACCTTAACACAAAAATCACTCCTTTAGTAATACATAGACCAGCGTAAACAATATCGTTTGCGTACTTGTGAGCGATGGTGTAGAGCCATCAAGCAAAGGAGAATAATAAATGAAAACAGTTTTACTTGCTCTTATGGCAAGTGTTTTGTTGTGGTCAGGTGTATCCCAAGCAGATATTTCAGAACATAACTATAAAGCACAAAACGGCGATTGGACATACACGTATCGACATAGAGAAGGTACATGGCATACCGAACTTGGAAAGAAAGTTAAAGATATTGATGTCATGTATCGGTTCGCAGAACTAAATGGTACAATAGAAAATCGCATTAAATTCACACACAACATCTATAAAGCAAAATTCCTCAAGCTCGACCATCGTATCGAGTATCGTCACTTCGACAATAAAGAATCCCATTGGCGTTATCGGTTTATCCTATCAGCAGAACGTAAGATCTCTGATAGCGTATCTCTATGGGTGAAGATCCAACCACGTGTTAGTTTTAAAAACGAAACACAATTTGATTCGAGGGACCAATTTGGTTTCAAGTTTAAGTATGGTAAACTCAGTGTTTCACCTTTTGTAGAAAGAGGTGGTACTGAAGATTATCGTTATAAGCAAACCGTTATTGGTACACATTTAAAGTATAAGATATAAGGAGATAGTTACATGGAAATGTTAACACTATGGAGCACACTTGGGTTCCTATTTGCAGCATACGCTGTAATCGCAAATGATTCAGTACAAACTCTCGGCACATGGATGGCATCTAACAACGAGAGATTTAACTACAAAACATTATGGGCAGCAGCAAGTGCTGTTCTACTTGTAACATTATGGTATGGTTGGTCAGTAAATGGTGGTGATATTAGTTATGGAAGATTGAATAAAATTCCATGGCAAGAAGTACAATGGTATCATGCAGCAGCTCCTGCAATCCTTGTATTCTTAACTCGAGTTGGTGTACCTGTATCAACTTCATTCTTGGTCTTATCTGTATTTGCTTCAACCTTTGTATTAGAAAAAATGCTAATGAAATCAATCATGGGCTACGGTGTAGCAGCTGCATTTGCTTATGCTATATGGTTTACTATCACAAAGTACGCAGGCCATTGGTTCGATGAAACGCAGCCTGTTTCTGAGGACAATAAGAAGTATTGGCGTATAGCTCAATGGTTTGCGACAGGTGGCCTCTGGTGGACTTGGTTGTCACACGATATGGCAAATATTGCGGTATTTTTACCACGCATAGTTCCTGTAGATTTGATGATCATGATCTCTGCCGTATTCGTATCAGGCATGTTCTTCATGTTCAGAGAGCGTGGTGGTAAGATTCAACAGATCGTACTCGAAAAGCACAACACTCGTTATGTACGAAGCGCAACGCTGATCGATCTATTTTATTGGTTATGCTTATTTGTATTCAAGGAAGTAAATGATATTCCTATGAGTACTACTTGGGTATTTGTTGGTTTGTTAGCAGGGCGTGAGCTTGCAATGGCTACGTATTTTGGCAAGAAGAAGTCTAAGTCTGTATTCCCATTAGTTGCCAAAGACTTTGGTAAGATGATGGTTGGGCTTGGCGCATCTGTTGCGTTAGTATTGCTAATACATTATGTGATCAATCCCGTTTAATCCGGGCAAAGATATTCCATAAAGAACGAAAGATCGTGATCATCATTCCCCACTGCGGATTCTACCAAAGTGGGGATTTGTTTTTGTTCCATCTCGAATATAAATTCACGCGCATGATAAGCACGCATCTGTCCTTGATCGATCGTCTCGAACGTAACAGGATTTATGATTGAAACGTTAAACAGCGTAAAGTCAGAAATCATCAGACCACTTCACTCGTGGGTCGTCCCACTTTACCATCTCTTCACCTATCTGCTTGAGATAGCCTTGTGTAATTAATGATTCTATAGTGATAGTGACAATTGACTCTTTGGTGTATAGTATACCCCAGAACCAACCCAGTCCAGTGAAAACTATAGCGGTGATAAAAAACATCCAAGTTTCCATATTACTCTCCGTGGCGGTTTAGGATTTTTTCAATAATGCGTTGAGTAGCGTCTAGGTGTTTATAGACTTCTTGCTCATACACGCGCTCTTCCGTAGAACCGTTGTAGTTAGTAACAATAAAACCTTCATCTAACGCCATCTCATAAAGATCGTCAGAAGATAGCTCTTGAAGCTTCGTCAAGCAGACCTTTAATAGATCATCTTTATCAATGACACCAGTTGTAGCATCAACATAAAGTTGGTTAGCGATATTGGACATAACAGTCTCCTATTTGCTGTAATAGTAATTATAAAATTAAAGATTTCTGTTGGAACCAATCAGGATGATCCCCTTCGTAACCTTGAAATCCACGCCACCAATCTGGCGCAGATCGTTTCCACTCCCACTTAGCAAATGGCTTTGCCGCATGGTAGTATTTACGGTAAGCCGTTACAGCATCACCGGGAACTTTACAGTCCGGATAATGACTCATAGCCTGAGCAAACTCAGTGAGTCTAATGTCCGGTATATTTTTTGGAGCCTTGGCTAGTAGTTTGCCAAGCTTTTGAAATGTCGCATGTTTTTTATCACGACGATACTCGTACTCTTCCGCCATTGCGACGAAATGTTCGTAGTGCCATTCGTAGTTTGCTTTGCTTTCTTTTGTCCATGTTGTACAAGGATGAAACTTATGCACCGCAAGATAGTACATTTCGTCGCGATCATCCCCGAAAGCATAATAAGTTTGCATAGTTTTACCTGACTTGCTACGTCGCTTTTCTGGAACGCCATCGAGCATGCGATGAACAGTTGAAAGCATT